GAGAGGTGCCGATAACCGTGTAAAGAAACGGAGTACGAAACGTGGCTAAATCTGGTCTAGGAAAATGGTTTGGTGAAGAGCGGGTTGATGTTAAGACAGGTAAGCCTTGTGGTCGTAGTGGTAAGAACGACAAACGAGCTTACCCTGCCTGTAGACCTAAGTCCGTAGCCTCGCGTATATCCAAGATGGAGGCTAAGAAAAAAACTGGTCCCGGCAGGGTAAACTGGTCTGTCACTGCGTCAGGTAGAAAGCGGAAGAAAACTTAGCCGCATTCTTTCTGGCCTGTCTCTGGGTCAATGAAGCAGGCTGCACCCTCATCAGTATCCTTTTCCTCGCTGACGTTCAGGATACCATAGCGTTTACCGGCTAGTCGGAAGGTAGTAACACCTTTTAGTTTACCCTTCCATCCCTTCAGGTATACATCTTTAAACTCATCAAACGTAACAGCATCACCGACATTGATGGTCTTTGAACAAGCACTGTCAATGAACGGTTGAACTGCGATCTGAATGTTGAGGTGATCGTCAGTCGTCAAGTCGCTCGTCTGTTCTCCTTTCTTCTCAAACATATTCCACACATAGTCCTTCATCTTCATCACAATCGGACCTTCGGGTAGCTGAACTGTGCGGTCGTACTCATAGGCAAACACAGGTTCAATACCACTGGACACGTTGTCGGCACAGAAGCTGATCGTACCTGTGGGTGCTATGGAAGTCAGGTGGCTATTGCGGATACCCTGCTTCCGTATCTTGTCCTGCAAGTCCTTAGGCAGTCGAGAGATGAAACCACTAGCCATGTAACCCTCTTCCTCAAACAGAGGAAACGATCCCTTCTCTACTGCAAGATCAGAGCTTGCCTCATAGGCTGTGTAGGTCAGTGTCTTCATGATCTTCTTCGTTAACTGAATGGACTCAGGAGAGCCATAGGACATCCCTAGAAGCGTGAAGGTATTTGCTAGGGCAGTGATGCCCAGACCCATACGGCGCTTATCCTGATGGTCCTTATGCTGTTCCTCAAGGGGATATTTAGTACGGTCTATGACATTATCCATAGCACGTACCACATGGGGGATATCAGCCTTCATCCTGTTGAAGTTAAACTTCCCGTCCTCAACATATTTAACAAGGTTGAATGAACCAAGAAGACAGGCACCATAGGGTGGCAAAGGTTGCTCACCGCAGGGATTGGTTGCTGCGATAGTCTCACAGTAGTTCAGGGGATTGTCCTCGTTGACACGATCAATGAAGATCACACCCGGCTCTGCCCAGTCCCAGTTGTTACGCATGATCTCATCCCACAGCATACGAGCATCGATGGTACGGTACTTCTCACCTCTGTACTGGAGATCAAAGCTACCGCCTTTCTCTACCGCCCTCATAAACTCATCGGTAACAGCCACGCCGACATTGAAGTTGGTCAGGTCTTTGTCGTTCTTCTTGGCGCGGATAAACTCTTCAATGTCTGGATGATCGACACGGAGCATACCCATCATGGCACCACGACGGTGACCCGCTGATACTATCGTCCTGCATACCGCATCAAAGATGTGCATAAATGATACAGGACCACTGGCAGAACTATCAAGAGATACAATGCGAGAACCGCGAGGGCGAATAATAGAGAAATCGTAGCCAATCCCACCTCCGCGACGCATTGTCTCAGCCGCTTCAGAAGCTCTCTGCATGATAGAGTCCATAGAGTCTTCAATTGTTCCACTGACGAAACAGTTAAGCGCCGTAACATCCCTCGGACTTCCCATAGCAGATTGGACTCTGCCAGCAGCGAGGAACCGCATGTCCATAGTGATCTCTTTATACGCCCTACGATGTTCTTCATCATCCGACATTACTCCTGCTTGTCTGTTAATGGCTTCTTCAAAGCTCTCGTTCTGAAGACGATACTTCATAGCGTGAAGATCGTCACATGGTTTGACTAGTGGTCCTACTGAGTTTCTTCCGTACATATCTGGCTTTCTCCTTTTCGTTTAATCTCTTCGATGGTTCTGTCACACCCTATGCAGACATCCCCTTCAAGCTTGCATATGCCTAAGCATACTTTAGTTTCAGTGGTGTGAAGTGAAAGTGATTTCTGAGAATTCTTCATTTTGATCCAAGTGTGCTTTGAAATCTTCAAGAGCTTCCATAATGAAGTAAGTAACTGTTCTATGGTTTATTGCTGCCATCTCTTCTATGAAGCACAGAACATCAGGGTCTAGTCCTTCGTCTACCAAAGCCTTGAAGTAAGCTTCTTCTATGTATTCTTCCATTGCCATCACTTCTCTCCAATCTGGGACATCTCTCCCGCAAGTGCGCTGTATCCACATATGTCTACAAAGCTATCGTCTGTGTAGGAATGCTGAACCCTTGCAATCTTAACCAGCATCATCATAACAGCTACGTCAGTTGGTGTAAACTTTGTCTCTTTATCAATATAATTAGACCAGTAATCTGCAATCCTTTTGTGGTTTAACCAAGCATCACCGTAGTCCTTCTTACGATCTCCGTTGATAAGCTCCTTGGCTTGCTCCAGTATCTCATCTCGTTTCATCACTCACTCCTTCTCAAGGCTGTCCAACTATTAGGATACAACTTTTCACAGTGTTTGTCAATACCCTTGGCTATCTCTCTCGTCTCCTCCTGACTGTCTTCGGCCATCCTCAGATTACAGACACGAGAGAAGGCGTAGAGAGAACCTGTCCAGAACCACTGCGTATAAGCTGCCTGTGGTAGTACCATCCTAGCTTGCTCAGGACACACTCCCTTTTCGAGAAGATAGTCATAGGTCCACAAAGCTCTATCAACAGACGATTGGTAGGGGTCCGTCATTAGATTTTTAGGGTTGATGTCTATGATCTCATTGGACGATCCCTGCTTCTTGTCCTCTGAGTATTTCCGCCACACCTCTGGAAAGAAAAACTCAGGAGTAGTATCGACATATCTACGGGATATCTCGTTCCAAGCTAGACCCACCTGATGCTTACCCAGTTGTCTGGCTACGAAGATGGGAGCCTTGATTCTAAACTGTAGCTGGGGGTGACTGAAGGGGGACCAGTGTTTGTGCTTGGCGAGGTAACCTATAAGATCAACATCCTTAGGCTTCATGTATTTTTTTACGACACCATCGTCATTCCAAAAGTTCCACTCGGAACCTTTATCAAATGAAACTCTAGCAGCATTTACGACAGTGAGATCAGAACCCATATTGTCTATCAGTTCAACATTCATTCGTCGTACTCCCTATTATACAACATAACGTCGTCAAAGTCAAGGTCATAAATTTCTCTTAGAACATCGATACGATCCTCAAGAACATCTGAGAATCTCTCTAGAATATCCTGACTAGACAACCCCAGCAACTCGCACAACAGAGGAGGATCAGTTACCTCTGATAGTCTTTCAATAAACTCTTTAATTGGTAAAGGCATCTGTAATATCCTCCAAGGTATACCACTTGAACTTCTCCTTCTCACACCACTCAGCCATCGTCATCTTGCTACCCTTCCTCAGTTTCTTGTTGGGGTTATAAAGAAGAAAGACTAGCTGCTTCTTCTTGGGAAGACTATCCCTGATGGCTTTGTATTTCTGAGTGTCCCCTACTCTAAAGAAACCTTTAGCTTCCACTAGAATATCAATCCTGTTCTTGTCGTTACGACCTACAAAATCAGGGATGTAATTCCGATGGACGACGTAGGGGACTTTCTCAGGTTCGTACTTACAGTGATCCTTTAGAAGGAGTCCCGCTGTTTTCTCAAAGTTATTCCGATACTTCGGAGGCACTTTTCTTAGACCGCGTAGCTTTGGTTTCACGAATCAGAGCCTGAGTCATGCCGCCTGTCTGGGACACGAAGGGACTACCTTGGAGAGTCCATCCGTCATTCAACAGTGCAGTTACTTGCTCCTCAAAGCGATCATGTCGGGGCGTGTTGACTACTTTAAATTCAATCATAGTTGTTCTCCTCTTGGTCTAGGTTTATCTCAGGGTAAGGATTACCCTTTCGATTTTTGGGCACGTTTACGACGGTAGTTAAGAACTTGGGACCAGAGCCAGTATGAAAGGCGCGGACTTCTGGATAACAAATTCTCTTGTATTGGCAATAAGAGCAGGTAGTACAGAGTTTTAAGTTTCCTGATTTCCCATCCTCCTGTGGAGAGTAACATCTTGAAGGACGGTCTTCCTGCTTTACGCACTTTTTTACGTGTTCAATCCTTTCCTCTATGCTTCCTGAAAAATGTTCGTGCATTGGATCGTCCTCGTTATCAAGGTCGTACTCAAGGACAGCAAGCTTACCACTGTCACGATCCATTGCAAGCCATGCCCACTTACGTTCTCCCTCTGCATGAGCATACGCTTTGATCTGATCGACATAACCGAAGTCATCGTTGGCTGCTAGTGTACGGTCCTTGAACTTCATGAGTCCGTACTTGGTAGTGGACTTAACGTCAGTGACAATGCCATTGATCTTACAGTCCATGTGACCCACCACACCACCGACAGATACAGCCTTTTGCTCATCGGTTACCTCATGTCCAGCCAGACGGGTGAACAGAAGAAGCATCTCTTCGATCATGTGGCCGTACATAAACTTGATGAGGGTGTAAGGCTTGATACGCTCACCACGGTAGCCGTTGTATGCGAACCACTGGACCAGATCGTTCTTGCCTACAGATGAAAGGCGAAGCTTACGTCCGTCACGGGGACCAGAGTCAGGAAGAAACTCCTTACGCATGATGTCCTTCATTGCCTCACCGAACTTGTCGATCTCAGCTTCAACATCGACACCCTTGCCAGAGTTACGATCCTTCATGAGGGTATAGATATCTTCTACGAGAGTGTCGATACTTTTCATTTCAATCTCCTGTCTTTATTACGTTTAACAAATCTCTGAGGTCGTCAAAACCAAACCACTCATGCTCTCTTTTCAGGAAACACCACCTATTTTTTACAGGAGCAATCCGAACCGTGTCTTCTACTATGAAGTTGTTTTTCTTTTCTACGTAACTCAACCCTAACGTATCAAAC